ACAGATTTGAAGTTATTGGAAGCGCAGCGGGTGGTGAAATTATCGTCAACGGTCGTAAGGCAGCGGCGGCAAATGCACCATTCCCATATCCCGGTTTTGATTGGTTGGGCAACAACGGCAACAAGACCATGCGGCTGGTTAGCACTAATGCCAGTTTCCCCGCCAAGTTCACAATCATTGACGCTTGCGTTCGTTATGGTGCGGATTGGCTAACTACTGAAACTGGAAACTTTTCAAGAATTACAACTCAAGGCGATTTATGCTGGATTCTTTGCGCTCGTGGTACGGGTACAAACCAAGCCCGTTTGCGCTTAGAGAACAGCACCGCATCTATTGATTTCCAAGCGGCCAAGACATATGTGGGTTTGTGGCTTAACTTCGGTGTGCCTCAAATCAGTTTGAAGGGCTACACGCCAATTGATACAGATGGGCCAGAGATTAACTTAAACAGTGTTGCATTGGCTTCCCGAATCACAATTGAAGATTACCAGACAACCTATATATTGGCGGCTTATTACGCTGGCGCTCAGATTGTTCTATTTGGTTCGGCTTGGACACGCATTAAAAACAACCAACTAGGTACAAACATCGTTTGGCGTAGCATGAGTGCGGTCAGTGGTCGGTTTAACGTGTTGGAATTTTCAAAGCAGATCACCATCCGTGCGCAAGACACGGCGGGTAATTTGCTGTCAGACGGGTATATGTATTACCAACCCGTAGGCGCAAACGTGGCGGGTGTTCGTGCCAAAGGCATCACTTCTGACATCACTTTTGACCTGACGCAGCAAGCAATTGCAACCGTGGGCGGCGCTGCAACAAGTGAATTTGTGTATGCGTGGGATTGGGCAAGCAGTAGTGCCAACGAAAGCACTTACGCTTATTTCTGCACAGGCACGACCAAGGGTGCTGAAACCCATGTAGTTAGCTCAAGCCGATATGGTTACGACAAGCAAAGCGCGACAGTCTCATTGGTTGGGAACGGCGCAGCGACACCGACATTCGTTCATTTAAGTTTACCAACGACTGACAAAGTAATTGCTAACGCTGCTGCTATTACAGGGGTTTCATTCAACTTTTCTACCAAGACGATAACAAACACTGGCACTATTACAGTCCAGCAGATGTACGATGCGTATCAGTACCAACTGAACCAAGTTGCAAACCTGCAAACGGCTGACGAATGTACTGTGGCTAACGGCCAGACCTATTATGTGGGATGGACTATTAACAACAGCGGTACGATCAATGCAGGTACATCTCTGACCTCATTACGTGCTCAGACGATCACAAACACAGGTAATATCTTTGTTGTCTACCAGTCCAGCGCAGGTACATCAACTACCTTCCAATTCCAGAACGTACAAGTTGGCTCCTCTCTGATCATCTATGATGCCTCAGGTGTTACCAAGTACTTCCAACAGGAAGTTACCACAGCGGGAACATACAGCTACTACATCGCCCCGGGTACTACAGGTACTTATTCATGGGCTATTGAGAAGTATGGTACTCGACGTGAGTCAGGTAGCTTCGCAGCTAACACAGGTGGTTTGTTGTTCTATGTTCCTGCATACGCTGAAGACGTAGGTATCACACAGACAACCAAGGCTACTGTGGCAGGTTACACCACATTGGAGACCAACAGCAAGGTATATGACTATATCGCTTATTCACGGCTCTCAGAGCAGTTCATTAAGTTAGGTCAGATTCTTACTCGTTCAGGTACTTCTTTAGAGTGGATCACAGGCTACAACGTCAAGGTTAAAGTTACCAATGCTACCGTATTCAGCTTAACAAGTACTACCTTCTTCATCAAAGCTAGCTCACTGGCTGGTGACACCAAGTATGCAACCCATGTCTTGGTTCCTCCTGCTACGTTGACTGCTGATACTACCGAAGTTATCACTACTGAGATTGAAGATGGTAACGGTGATAGTTCTGTAACTATTCAAGCTGCTGGTGTGAGTACTTTCGAGATTTGGAAGATTACCGATGCTACCAACCCTGACAACTATGCTACTGGTACGCTGGTAGCCACTGTTGGTATTGGCAAGTATCGCTTCCTCTCCGCTAACGGTTTCAAGTTTGTCATTCGTGACACTATTACTAACTATCGTGTGGTGGTGGAAGCTGAGAAAGGTATCTACAAAGCTGAGTTGTTCTTCGGTGCATCTGTTCAGTTAGCTCAGTCCGCTGAGGTATCACAGATCAACACCAAGGTGGACATCATGCAGATTGACTTAGATGCTGTAAAAGGTACTGGGTTCGTTAAAGATAAACACTCGCTCACTAACATCAAGAAGAAGGCTGCACTCGCTGCCGCCCTGAGCGCATAAGGGAGGGGAAAGGTAAATGAATGAAGATTCTATTAAAGCGACTCCTCAAAGCCCTATGCTGGGGTTATTGGCGGGTGGTCTCGGCGGTTTGGACTCTGCTCTTGGTAGCGGTGCTATATCAAATAGTCTTGGCGTTGGGCCAATGGCTCGAACACTTGAGAACATGAGCTATGGCTCACCTCCGTATCGCGGCACTGGGATGGCTACCAAGCTCACTCCTGAAGCTGTATCTGCGATGGGGGGTGCCGTTAACATGGGTGGCTTTGCACCAATTGGTACAGCTAACCGAATCGCTACTGGGCTGTTTGCAGCACCTATGATTGAGAACCAATCACTAGACTCTGTTATCCAAGGTTTGCTTAATGCACTTGGACGACAGACCAACGGTAAATAATTAACATTAGAAAGGACTCCTTATTATGGAACAATCCTTGCAGAAGTATTACGAGGAAACATTCTCGATGATGTCCACCGAAGGGTGGAAGTATCTGATTGAAGACCTCAAAAAGTTAGAAGAGAATCTAGTTAATGTTCGCACTGTGAAAGACGAACAATCATTGAACTACCGACTAGGACAGTTGGACATTCTAGATTTAATTCTTAATCGCCGACAGACTTGTGAAGATATTTACAATGATTTGGTACAAGGAACTCAGCAATGAGACGGATGTACGAATTCAAGTGTGAAGATGGTCACATATCAGAGGCATTGGTTGATGATACCGTCAGGGAACTCTCTTGCAGAGCCTGCGGTAAACCATCAACAAGGATAGTTTCCAGTGTGAGGTGTAACTTGGAAGGCATCACAGGTGCTTTCCCCGGTGCATACCACTCATGGGAACGAAAGAGAAGTGAGAAGATGGCTCAAGTGAGTAAGAACTCCGAGTAACCATCCAATCACAGTATTAACGGGTAAATGCTTAGGCATTCACATTTCATAGTCCTATAATCTCTACGTGAGACAGGAGAAAGACAATATGGCAATTATTGAAGACGAATCGTTTGATAACAACACTGACGATACCATTGATCAAGTAACAGATGAAACCCCTGATAAGGGACAAATTCAAGAAGTTATTGAGAGTGTAATTCCTGATAAGTATAAAGACAAGTCATTAACTGACATTGTTAAGATGCACCAAGAAGCTGAGAAGATGATTGGTAGGCAAGCACAGGAGGTACATGAAGTTCGGTCATTGGCTGACCAGTTGTTGAAACGGCAACTCGAAAGCGATAAGCAACCAGAAGTTGAAAGTGCGCCCGAAGTTGATTTCTTTGAGAACCCTCAAGATTCAATTAAACGTGCAATTGAGAATAATCCCGCTGTTCTGGAGGCTAAACAAGCCAATCTTGAATTTAAACGGATGAAGACAGCACAACAGCTAGCAAGCAAACATCCTGACTTTGGCACTATTGCCAACGATACTGGATTTCAGGAGTGGGTTAAAGCTAGTCCCGTGCGTATGAGTCTGTATACCAAGGCTGATGCTGAGTTTGACTTCAGTTCTGCTGATGAACTCTTGAGCACATATAAAGAAATTAAACAGGTTCGTTCTAACAACGTACAGGATGCAGGTAAGCAACAGAAGGCACAAGCTCTACGAGCCGCTGGTGTTGATACAGGTGGTTCTGGCGAAGTTACAAAGAAAGTATATCGTCGTGCGGATTTAATCCGTCTTAAGATGACCGACCCTGATCGTTATGAGCAACTCCAACCTGAAATTATGAGTGCTTATGCGGATGGTCGAGTCAAGTGAACTATTAACAATCTTAGAAATTATTGGAGTATATTATGCCTTTAGGTACTGGACATCAAACAATTACAACTGCTGACAAGTTTATCCCTGAAGTTTGGAGTGATGAAATCATCGCTACTTACAAGAAGAACTTGGTCGCAGCTAACCTCATCAAGAAGATGAACTTCGTTGGTAAGAAGGGCGATACCGTCCACCTGCCAAAACCCGGTCGTATGAATGCTAACCAGAAGGTTGCTCAGACTCAAGTGGTGCTCAACACTGACACTGCTACCGAGACTCTGGTGCAGATCAACCAACACTGGGAAGCCTCTGTTCTGATCGAAGACATCGTGGAAGCACAAGCTCTGGCTTCTATGCGTCAGTTCTACACTGATGACATGGGCTACGCTTTGGCTCGTAAAGTGGACAGCTTCATCTTGGAACTGGGCCGTAGCGTTAACGGTGGTGGCGGTACTGCTGCTTACTCCGGCGCTCTGTCCGGTGCTGATGGTACTACCGCTTACGTGGCTGGTGCTAACACTGGCGTTGGTGCTTTGACTGATGCTGCTATCCGCCGCACCATTCAGCGTCTGGACGACAACGATGTGCCTATGGATGGTCGTTTCCTGATCGTTCCTCCTTCCACACGTAACACCTTGATGGGTATCAACCGCTTTACCGAGCAAGCCTTCGTTGGTGAAGCCGGTCGTGGTAACACCATCCGTACAGGTGAAATTGGTAACGTGTACGGTATCCCCGTGTATGTCACCACCAACGCTGATACCACTAGCGGTTCCACTGCTACCCGTATCGCACTGATGGGCCACCGTGACTTCGCAGTGTTCGTTGAGCAGAAGGGTGTTCGCACTCAGACCCAATACAAGTTGGAATATCTGGGTACTCAAATGACAGCCGATACATTGTTCGGTGCAGCAGAACTCCGCGATTTCTCTGCCGTGGCTCTGGCAGTTCCCGCGTAAGCGTTAAGTGAGGCCCCTTCGGGGGTCTCCTTTCTATAGTACTCGTTCCTTGAGTATTACACAAAGGAGAATTATCATCATGGCTAAATTCAAGTGTCAACACACAGGCAATATCGTAGAGTTCACAACTGAGCATGACATTCTGACCATGCAAAAGCATACTGAATACACCGAAGTTCAAGAGGAGCCTGTTGAAGTGGCTCCAGTAGCTAAGACTCGTAAACAAGTAACTCCTACAGAGGAATAATTGTATGACCATCTACCGAGGGCCGGGAGGCACAGGTACTGCTTCCTCTGAAGTAGATACTACAGAATATCAAGAATTCTTAGTACAAGCACAAGCTGCTAAAGTAGCTGCTGAGGCTGCTCGTGATGCTGCTCTGGCTGCTGAGACCAATGCTGAGTTGGCGGAAACCAACGCAGAGCTTGCAGAGACAAATGCAGAGTTAGCCGAGACTAATGCAGAAGCTGCTTCAGTTACCGCTATTGCTGCTGCTGAGTCTGCTCAGGATTGGGCTACGAAGACCTCTGGCCCTGTAGCTGGTGATGAGTATTCAGCTAAGTATCATGCCTTGAATGCAGCTACAAGTGCTTCTTCGGCTGCTGCTAGTGCTGCTAGCATTGATCCTGCTAACCTAGTTCATATCACAGGTGCTGAGACTATCACAGGTGTTAAGACTTTCTCTAACACTATTGTAGGTTCTGTTTCAGGTAATGCTGCTACAGTAACCAACGGTGTTATAACCACAGGCTCTTACGCTAATCCTTCGTGGTTAACATCACTAGCTTGGAGTAAAGTTACAAACACACCTACCACCATTGCTGGTTATGGTATTACCAATGCTTATACCAAGACTGAGATTGACTCTAAAGTAGGCACAGCAGGCGGCCTTGGTTTCCGAAACCGCATTATCAACGGTGACATGCGGATTGCTCAGCGAGGGACGAGTTTTCCGGCCATCGCATCTACTGCCTACTCGCTGGATCGTTGGCTTTTTGGTCAGGCAGGTACGGCTGTCGGCACAATCAGCCAAGAGACATTTACGCAAGCAAGTGGCTTTCCGTTCTCGCGGGTTCTTTTCTACATCGTCACAACGGCTGATACAAGCATCGGAGCAACCGAGGCTACAACAATTCAACAGCGCATTGAGGGGTTCAATGTGCGCGATCTTGTTGGCGCACCGTTCACGCTGTCCTTCTGGGTTCGATCTAGTAAGACAGGGGTTCATTGCGTACGTTTTGGCAATTCTGGCAACGACCGTTCTTATATTGCCGAGTACACCGTCAATGCTGCAAACACCTACGAGTACAAAACCGTCACTGTTGCTGAGGGCATTCCAACGTCTGGTGGTACATGGGATTTCACAAACGGTGTCGGCCTTATTGTCCAGTTCACTTTGGCAGCAGGCTCTAACTTTCAAACAGCCGCAAACGCATGGCAGGCCAACAGTGCCGTTGGTACTTCCAACCAAGTCAACTGCCTAGACACCGTTGGCAACATCTTTGGCATCACAGGCGTACAGCTTGAAGCTGGCAGCGTTGCTTCCCCGTTTGAGCGCAGGGACTACGGGCGTGAGCTGATGATGTGTCAGCGGTATTACTATGTTGGTGGCAACCTGTACGGTTGTGTTTATGCTACCAACAACATGATTTCTTACCATCTGCCGGTAACAATGCGAGCAAGTCCGACAACAACAGTCTCACTGGCTGGAGCCTCTCTCCCGCTTCTAAACACATTCGCGTCAACTGACCGTATTCAGTTTTACGCTTCAGGGACAGTTGGGCAGGCAAACTCAATGACAGCTTCAGCGGAGCTTTAATCATGTACCAAGAAATTACATTCAACGGGCAAAAACAGAACTGCATAAAGCGCATCGCAGATGGTGCTTGCATCCCATTCGACCCAGCCAACTCCGCATACACCGAGTATTTGGCATGGCTGGACGAAGGAAACACGCCACTACCATCAGACCCTCCTCCACCACCTGATCCAAAGATGGTTGGCATTGAGTTTGAAGGCGTCATGTGTTCAGCAACCCGTGATGACCAAAATGGTCTTGTCGCTGTCATCATTGCACACCAGTTGCAGAAGACTTCCTTTCAGCCAACTGAGTTTAAGTTTGTGAACGGCAATCGTCTTTTGATGACGTATGAGAACCTGCCCAAGTTCTTGGCAGTGTGGATGCCTTTCCGACAATCCTTCTTTAAACCGGAGTAAGTATGGAAAATGTCTTAATCTACATCGGTGTATCTCTGGCTATTACCTACGGATTATATGTGTTCTATGCCGCAGTGATGAACATCAAGCGAGTACGAGACATGGGCAAACTGACTACCTTGGGGAAGGTCTTTGGCTATCCTACTCTGGTTATCGGCTTGATCTTAGACTTGCTGGTTAACTGGTTCGTGATGACCATTATCTTGCTTGAAGTACCGCGAGAGTTGACTGTCACAAGTCGATTGAAGCGGCATCACAAAGAATCAACTGGTTACAGGTTAGCAGTGGTTAAGTTCTTTGAACCTGTGTTAGACCCGCTTGATCCCTCTGGTGATCATATTTGAAATACTTTATTGGAGTTACTTATAATGGCTTTGCCTACTTACCTTGAACTTGTAAATGACATTCTGGTGCGTATGCGTGAACCAGAAGTAACTACCGTTCAGGAAAACGTATTATCTAAACTTGTTGGTAGATTGGTTAATGATGCCAAGCGACAAGTAGAGGATGCCTATAACTGGAATGCTCTTACCGACACCTTGATCATTGAGACAATAGCTAATACTTACGGTTATGTCTTGACTGGTACAGGGGGTCGCTTCAAGGTTATCGATGCTCAGGACATGACCAACAAAGCTGAGATTAAAGTGTTGAGCACTAAAGCTATGTCTGCTTACCTGCTCAATAACATGAATCCCGGTAAACCTATGTATTATAACTTCAACGGTGTTCACACCACTGGAGATACAAAGGTTGACTTCTATCCTGTTCCTGAAGCTAACTTAAGCTTGTACTTTAACCTGTACATCCCGCAGGATGAACTCAAAGGCGACTCAGATACAATGCTTGCTCCTAAAGAGCCTGTGGTGTTAGGAGCCTTTGCACGAGCAGTGGTTGAACGTGGTGAGGATGGCGGTTTACCAAGCTCAGAAGCATATGCTCTGTACAAGGCTTCCTTGTCTGACTATATCGCTATTGAATCTTCACGGTACATCGAGGAAGAGACTTGGGAGGCTGTGTAAATGGCCCAGACAATACAAACATTTGCTATCACTGCGCCGGGCTTTTATGGATTAAATACTCAGGACAGCTCACTAGACCTAGCATCAGGTTTTGCTCTTAACGCTACCAACTGTGTCATTGATCAGTATGGTCGTGTGGGTGCTCGTAAAGGCTGGACTAAGGTGAACACTACCAGCACTGCTCTAGGTTCTGCCGACATCACAGCCATTGGTCAGTTGGTTACCGATAACGGTTCTGAATACACTATCTGTACAGGTAACAACAAGATATTCAAACTGGTAGGCAATACACTTACTCAGTTGACCTACGCAGGTGGAGGAACTGCTCCATCCATCACAGCTAACAACTGGCAGATTGCTTGCCTAAACGAAGCTCTGTACTTGTTCCAAGGTGGACATGATCCCTTAGTGTTCGACCCTGCTGCCAGTACTACAGGTTATTACAAGCTCAACGATAAGACAGGACACTCAGGAACACCTCCACAGGGTAACATTGTTCTGTCTGCTTATGGACGCTTATGGGTAGCAGACACCAACTCCGAGAAAGCTGTTGTCTACTGGTCTGATATTCTCTCCGGTCACAAGTGGTCAGGAGGTTCTACAGGCTCATTAGATGTTACCTCTGTGTGGCCTAACGGTGCTGATAATGTAACAGGCTTGGCCTCTCACAACGGATTCTTATTCATCTTCGGTAAGAACAATATCTTGGTGTACTCGGGTGCTCAGGATGTGGTGACTACAGGAGTGTTTAAGCTATCTGATGCAGTGACAGGTATTGGTTGTATTGCTCGTGATAGTATCCAGAACACAGGCTCAGACATCATCTTCCTATCGGATACAGGTGTTCGAAGTGTCCTGCGTACCATCCAAGAGAAGTCAGCTCCCTTTAGAGACTTGTCTAAGAACGTACGTAATGACTTGATGGGAGCTGTAGCTGGCGAGGTGTTGAGTCTTATCCGCTCTGTCTACAGTCCTTATGAGTCCTTCTACTTACTGACATTACCGGGATTGAAGACAGTCTATTGCTTCGACATGAAAGCTATGCTTCAGGATGGTTCTGCTAGGGTTACAACTTGGGACAGTATCCAACCTAAGAGTTTCTGTTACCTGCGTAATCGTGACTTACTGATTGGTAAGGAAGGCTATGTAGGTAAGTACTTCGGTCATCAAGACAACGAAGCTAGCTACCGTATGCTGTACTTCACCAACCATACTGACTTAGGTGCTCCCTCAGTTACCTCAATCTTGAAGAAACTCTCTATTGTGGTTATTGGCGGTACTAACCAATATGTCACTATGAAGTGGGGATATGACTTTAAAGAGAACTTCTATTCTCAGACAAGTAAGATTCCAACACAAGGTATCTCCGAATACAACATAGCTGAGTATAACACTACTGCTGAGTATTCTGATGGTATCTCATTACAGACACTGATAGCTTATCCTACAGGTGCTGGTAAGGTTATTCAAACAGGCTACGAAGCTGATATTAATGGTGCTCCTTTGAGTATCCAGAAATTAGAAATTCAGGCTAAGAACGGGAAGATTTTATAATGACTGATTACGTTAAAAGTACTAACTTTGCTAGTAAAGATTCTCTAGCTTCGGGCAATCCTCTCAAGATTGTTAAAGGTCTTGAGATTGATATTGAGTTTAACAACATTGCAGCAGCTATTGCTACCAAGTCTAATGGTATTGATACTGCTCTGACAGGTACTCCTACAGCGCCTACAGCAGCAGCAGGTACTAGCACATCACAGATTGCTACTACAGCTTTTGTACGTACTGCCATCATGGATTCTGTATATCCTGTGGGCTCTGTCTACATCAGTGCTGGCTCTGCTACCAACCCTGCTACCTTGCTTGGCTTCGGTACTTGGGCAGCCTTCGGTGCAGGTCGAGTGATGGTAGGCTTGAACGGTAGCGATGCTTTGTTTGATGCCTTGGAGGAAACTGGCGGCAGTAAAGATACGGTGTTAGTAAGCCACTCTCATACATACAGTGGAACAACCACAGGTGTAGGTGATCACCAACATGCGACAACAGCAGGTCAGATTCAATCGTTTGGGTCTCAGTCAGTAGGAACAACTGGTTTCTATGATGGTAGTTTCTCAGAACCCGGTGCTTTGACTTCATCAGCAGGAGCACATAGCCATACCTTCTCAGGTACTACCTCTACAGGTGGCACCAGCGGCACTAACGCTAACCTCCAGCCGTACATCACAGTGGCTATGTGGAAGCGGACGGCATAAATGCCTGACAGCATGATAGAACACCACTTTAGCGAAGGCTTATACGCCAAGCAGATGTTTATCCCTAAAGGTGCTATGGCTTGTCAGCATCAGCATAACTATGACCACCTGAGTATCTTAGCTCAAGGTAAGGTTAGAGTTTTATTGGATGACGATAAAGTAGAAGAATATACAGCCCCTGCTTGTATCAATATTGTGAAGAATGTGAACCATGTCATTGTAGCCTTGGAAGACTCCACATGGTTCTGTATTCATCAAACTGAGGAAACTGACGTGAATAAAGTAGATCAAGTTTTAATCAAAGAACATAAGAAAGTAGAGGCTTAATATGCCGTGGATTATTGCTGGTGGTGCTCTCTTAGGTGGTATGATGTCAGCGGATGCTGCTGGCGATGCTGCCTCCACTTCTGCTAATTCTCAACTCGAATCAGCTCGTATTGCTGCTGAAGCTCAGAAGTTCCGTCCAGTGGGTATCACATCCCGCTTCGGTTCCTCTAACTTCAAGATGAATGACCAAGGTTATCTTGAGTCAGCAGGTTATGATGTAGCTCCTGACATTGCAGCTTTGCGTGATCAGTTCCTAGCTCAGGCTAGTGCTGGTGGTGCAGGCTTAGGTGCTCAAGGCTTACAAGGTGCTCAATCACTGTTCAACTTAGGTCAGCAGTACTTAGGTACTTCCCCTGAGCAGACCGCGGCTGACTGGATGGCAAAGCAGCAGCAACTGTTGCAGCCTAGCCGAGACATGGCTCAGTCCAAGATCACTCAGAACCTGTTCAACACAGGTCGTGGCGGTCTGAGTACTGCTCAAGGTGGTAACTTAGGTAACGCTAACCCTGAGCAACAAGCTTACTACAATGCCTTGATGCAGCAAGACTTACAGTTGTCTGCTGATGCTATGGCTCAAGGACGTGCTCAGACTCAGTTTGGTGCAGGTCTGTTCGGTGAAGGTGCTAAGATTGCTACCTCGGGTTATAGCCCAATTCAGACACAGATTGGTTTGGCTTCTGAGTTGGAGAAACTTGGTCAGAGTCCTCTGGACTTAGGTGCTCAGTTGGGTGGTCGTTCTGCTCAGTATGGTACTAACGTAGGTAACACTCTGTTACAAGGCGGTACTAATGCTGCCCGTACAATGCAGGGAGGTACTGGTTACAGCGCTCTTGGTTCTACCTTGCAAGGCTTGGGTAGTAACTCTCGCTTCACCAGCGGAATAGCTAACTGGATGGGCGGTTCTCCTGTTACCCCTCAACAGCAATATAACCAAGCTACCAGCTATGCAGCTACTTCGCCTACAGGCTGGTTGGACTTTTAAAGGATAGATAATGGCTGATGTAATGAATAGTTTATTCGGTATGACTCCTGAGTCTATCCAAAGACAACGTGACAATGAGCTTCAAGCGAGGGCTTTGCAGTTCGCTAAGCTTGATCCTCAACAGGCTGCTCAGATGGCCTTCTACACTGCCGGTAGTCGCTTAGGTGATGCCGGTGCTGGTTTGCTTGGCTACAAAGATCCTGAGTTGCAGCGTCAAGAGCAACGACAAGGTTTGATGCAAGGTTTAGACCTGACCAGTGCTGAATCGTTGCAGCGAGGTATTCAAACTGCTATGCAGAACAACGATTACGCACTGGTCAGTGAGCTGACTAACCGTTATCAAGCTGCCAATAAGTCTGCTTTGGATGCTGATGTTCAACGGTCTATAATCACTAAGAATACCGCTGAGAGGAACGCTGCTGCCACTCCTGCGGATATTCAGAAAGCCCAACGTATTGCAGCAATCAAGGCAGCCCTTCCAGTGTACAAGGAAGCAGGCGACACACAGACTGCTACTCTGTTGCAGAATGAATTGGATGCTCTGATTCCTGCTGATAAGACTCCTTCTTTCGGTTCTGAAGCTGAGCGTTATTCCCGTCAACTCTACAGCAAACCTTATTCTGAGCTGAAGCCTAAAGAAATGGAGAAGGTTAACGCTAAGGTTGAGGAAACTGCTAAAGAGCGAGCAAACAAGACAAATATCAATGTGAGTAATACACAGGAATCAGCCTTTGCTAAAGAGCGTGGACAGTTACAAGCAAAGACACTTGCAGAAGTGGAGACACAAGCTAAAGCTTCCGCTAACGCTGTTAACCGCTTGGCAAACATGGAGAAGCTGAATCAAGGCCCTCTGATTTCAGGCCCTCTTGCAGGTTCTGCTATTGGCGCAGGTCAGTTCTTGTCATCTCTTGGCCTGTTAAGCCCTGAGGCAGCTAAGACATTAGGCAGTTCTGAAATCTATGATAAACAAGCTAAAGACTTGGTTATGCAAGACTTGGGCGGTAAGCTCGGTGCTCAGATTTCTAACGCTGATCGTGAGTTTATTGAAGCACGTATTCCTCAACTCCGTAACAGCCAACTTGCACGTACCGAGTTGATTAAGAAGCTTAAAGAGATTCACAGCAAGAACATTGATTATTATCAGCGTATGTCTAAAGAAGCTACCAAGAAAGGTAATCTTAATGATTTTGATTTTGCTTCTGGTGCTCCTGATAATACTGAGTCTGCGAAACCTCCTGTAGCAACTAAACGATACAATCCTGCAACACGTCAGCTTGAAGCAGTCAGTGGAGGTAAATAATGGCTCAATATATTCAGGTAGGTAATGAAGTAGTCGAGTTCCCTGATGATATGTCAGATGACCAGATTGCAGCAGTTTTAAAAGGCTCTGAGTCTGCTCCTCAAGAGGCCCCTGCTGCTCAGCAACCTTCAATGGTATCTGAGCTTGGGCGGCAACTTGGACTGACTGCCCGTGCTGGCATCACAGGCTTGTCTGCTGTCCCTAATGCAGTGGCTGACTTTGCTTCGGGAGCTGCTAACCTTGGCTTGCAAGCAGTAGGTTCAGATCGGCGTGTTCCTTACCTGTCTCAGTTACAGCAACAAGCACTTGACCAAACTTTACCAACTCCACGCCCCGGCTTGGAACAGAAGGTACAGACAGGTGCTGAAGCAGTGGCAGGTATGATGACTCCCGGTATGCGTCTGCCTATGGCATCGCAAGCTGAAGGAGCAACAGCTAGACAAGTAGTCGGTCGAGGTATGTCCGAAGCTGCTGCCACAGCTACAGGTGCTATCGTAGGTCAATCTGCTGCTCAGCAAGCGCAAGAGCTTACAGGTAGTCCTTGGGCTGCTCTGGCTGCCGGTTTAGCGACAGGTACAGTTGCTGGTTCTGCTGTAGGTAAGACAGGCTTTGCCTTGACAGGGCCTCGTCAAGAACCTATGACAATCGACCAGATTCGACAACGAGCTTCCCGTAGTTTTGAGGCTGTGGACAATGCAGGTGTTGCTGTGCGTACTGACACTCTGAAGAATAAACTCATGCCTAACATTGAGTCAGAACTCCGAGCAGCTAACTATGATCCCGATATTGTCTCTGCTCACAAACCAATTCAGGAAAACTTGAAACTGTTTCAACAAATTACAGATAACAAGATTGTAGATTTCCGTAGGTTGGAGAAGATCAGAAGTACCTTTAGCGGGTTAGCTCAAGGAACTGATGATACGGCACGTCTGGCTAATGTTGTCAAGAATGAGATTGATTCTTATCTAGGTAACATCTCTCCCAAAGATACATTAGTTTTGTCTGGTCAGAACAGCAAAGAAGTCTTTAAGACTCTTGAAAATGCCCGTAAGGACTGGCGTAATCAATCTCGTGCTCAAGTGTTGCAGGACATCTTGGACTCGTCTACTGCTCGTATGGAAGGTACAACCGGCCCTACAGGTGATGTCATCAAAGCTAAGTTGGTAAACCTTACCTCTAACGTGGAAAAGATGAAACAGTTCTCTTCTAGAGAGCAGAATGTCATCAAAGCTGCTGCTCAGTCTACCGACTTGGATAGCTTGCTGTCTTTGTTGTCTAAGTTCAACCCTCAACGTGGTTTTGCACAGACAGCAGGACTGGGTGGTGCTGCTACTGCTGCCACTACAGGCCAAGGAGCTACTGCTGTAATGGGAGGCATTGGTCTGGGCATGGCTGGAAGTGGTTATTTAGCTGATAAAGCATTAGCTTCTATGCGTCAACGTGAAATGAAGAATCTTATTGGTCAGATTGCTTCCGGTAACCTGCAAACTCCTAAACAGGGCTTTGCTGTTCCGGGGCTGTTTGGCGCTACTATGGGAGCAACACCATGACATTCGCACTAAGCCAACGTAGCAAGGACAGGCTCAAAGGAGTCCATCCTGACCTAGTAAAAGTAATAGAGGAGGCTATCAAAGAGTCTCCACTAGACTTCTCCATCTCTGAAGGACTCCGCACGAAGGAGCGTCAGAAGGTATTGTTCGATTCAGGTAAGAGTCAGACTATGAACAGTAGGCATATTACAGGCCATGCTGTAGACATAGCGGTATTCGTAGATGGTGAAATCTCATGGAATGCTAAACACTTTATTCCTGTGATTGACCATATTAAGGCTATCGCTAAAGGTTTCGATATACCAATCGTATCCGGAGGTGATTGGATATCTTTCAAAGATTATCCGCACCTCGAGCTACATAGGAGTAAATACGTATGATTGAAATGTTATTGCCTTTCGCAGGTAAAATCTTAGACAAGTTCTTTCCTGATCCAGCTCAAAAGGCTGAAGCACAGGTTAAACTTATGGAGTTAGCCCAATCAGGCGAACTCGCTAAGATGGCTAATGATACCAAGCTATTTGAGTTGGAGCAAAGCAATACCACTCAACGATGGACTTCTGATATGGCTAGCGATAGCTGGCTCAGTAAGAACATTCGACCTATGTCTTTAATCGCTATCTTTAGTGGTTATTTTACCTTTGCCATGATGTCTGCATTTGGATATAACGCCAACGAAGCTTATGTCACATTGTTGGGTAGTTGGGGAATGCTCATATTCGGTGCTTACTTCGGTTCGCGAAGTTTGGAAAAGATCACTGAGCTGAGAAGTAAGAAGTAGAAACAAATAAGGCCACTAGAGTTCACGCTCTAGTGGCCTTTTTCATTTACTCTTCAGTTTCCTTCACCTTCTTAACCTTAGGTAATTTACTCAATCCATTGAGATATTTATAACGACGAGTCATACGCTTACCTGCTTCTTCAGCATCAAACCAGAATTCCTTACCTTGCTTCAACTCTTCCATCTCCTTAGGAGTCAAGAAACCTGTATAAGCCTTGTCTAGCAGCTTGTTGATCTGCCTCGTAGCAAATTCCGTTTGTCCCTGCACATTTGGAACAGTACCAATGGAACCATAATGAGCAGTATGAAGCATGAACTCAGCAGAGTCAGCAATGTAACACTCATCAGCCATGCAAGCCAACATACTAGCAGCGCTGTATGCAGCACCAATAACCGTAACTGATACATCACCTCGACATCCTTTCATGGCCTCAATGATCTGCCAAATGGAGTCAGTATGACCACCTGAGCTATTGACCAATAGATTAACTGAATCGTTATCACCACAGGTTGCCAAGCAGTGAATCACATCACGGTAGTTACGGGGTTCGGTAATATCATCATCGATGAACACCAAGTGCGTATTCATCTGCTGAGTGATAGTCCTGATCATACCCTTCTGTTGTCCATCAGCCATCATCATGAGGTCTTCAATGTTCTCGTTAGCTTTACTCATGCTCCATCCTCATAGTTAGTCTTGGCAATAATATAATTCTTAACCAGTGAGCTACGAACAATATCCTCAATGTGGAACTCCACACGTATGAATTCCTTCATCTTACCTGCAATGTCAAAGAACTTCAGGATACCGGACTTGTCATCCTTCTTCTTCAGGTCAGTCTGCCTGTAATCGCCACAGAAGATGATCTTGGACTTGTCACCAACACGGGTAATGATGGTGTCTAGTTCCTCAAATGTCATATTCTGTGTCTCATCCACGACAATGATACTGTTGGAGAAGGTAGTACCCCGAATGAACGAGGTAGACACAAACTCAATGTGTCCCTGCTCTACCAGTCGATCCCATGCATCCTTGCGCTTGAACAGGTCACTACAGATCTGTCGATAAGGTTGAATGTACACCTCCATCTTCTCATCTGCATCACCGGGTAAGAAGCCCATGTCACGACTCTGGACACTACTACGGATAATAGTCACCTTGTTAAAGGGATTGTTACGATCCATAGCTTCTTCCAAGGCTTTGTACAAGGCAATGTATGTCTTACCTGTACCAGCTACTCCGTGTAATGCCATGAAGTAGTTAGAGGCTTGGTAGGCTTCAAAGAAGTCCATCTGCTTCTCAGTCTTAGGCTTGATAACAGTCATGTCATCCAGCTTCAACTTCAAGCTATTATTTACCTTCTCACGAGGAGTCAATTCCTTTGCAGGGATAGCTCTGTTCATAATCTGTTTACTTGCCATTAGTTCTCCCTTTATCAAAACAGAAGCCTCCGTAGAGGCTCCTTTGTTACTTAACGAATTGGGCAAGCCCCTGTAGCGCACTCATTGTCATCCAAACCAATATCCAAGCTACTGATAGCTGTGATTAGACGTGTCTTAGCAACAAGGTCATCGTACTGTTCCTTGGTAATCTCTTCCAAAGGAGCTTGTTTGAATCCGTGCTCATTATGAAGCAAGAATGACAAACTCTTATGGTTGTTCTTATAGTTCTTCTTGAGATACTTACGAATCTCAGGAAGTTCCTCTTTACGATAGTACACAGTACAAGACACAGAGTTATCACTCCACACTTCCTGCAACCACTTAACAGTCTCAAGCTGTGCGATAGCTGTCATGTCCTTAGCCAACACAGCATGATCTGGATGTCGGAAAGGGAACGATACTACCACAGTGCTGTGATCCTCAGTACCATCAAAGTTCTGCTGGTATTCCACAGGATAGCCATGCTCACGACAGGTCTGCACCAGTGCATGATTAGCACTGATACGGATACGTCGAATCATATACCGAGCATAAGCAGGATGGCAGCCGGGAGTAACGCCGGGAAGCAGACTCAGAGTTCCTGAAGGCTTGACAGTAGTAATCTTTACAGACTCAGGGAACCCATTGTCTTTAGAGTACTGCTTGTCGAACTTTCGGAGTTCTTTGTAAACATCTTCCAACCATCCTTTCTGCTCTTCCGTAGCTTGAAGCACACCTGTAACACCAATGCCCATACGCATATTCTTATGGACAATATCTTCAGTGATCTTAAGATGGAATGGTAACGCAAGCGAATGCTTGTTAACACGATATAGCAACTTGCAAACATCAATCATCTCCTCTTTAGATTCAAGATTCGGAAGGTACACTTCTGCAAGGCAACAAGTTTCCCCATCAGCCAAGCTCTGCTCCGCACAAGGATTGTAACCTTGGACATCGGGATCAGGGTATTCGGTTTCACCCAACCTTCCAACCTTACGGGAAAGTTTAAGGTTAATAAGGCCATAAGGCTCTCCTTTTCCTTCGTAGCCATCCCAGAAGAAGTCATGAAGGTCTCCAATGTCGTGACAAACAACGCTGTTGTTGGACATGGCTCTCCAGCTTGGGATATTACCCAAGTCCCATCGTTTAGCAAGTAGATATTCCACATCGTCTGGGTCTCCAATAGCAATCTGAGCACTGCGGCGCACGTTACCTGCAACCACAATAGCACCAATAATGTTCATGATGTCCAAGCAGTCAACAGGACGTACCTTCTTACCTGCTCGTTTCTCCAGAATCTCTCCGATCTTACCGATACCCCACACCAAGTCTTCAGGGCCGCTAGCTGTGCCACCAAAGCCTTTGATCAAAGCACCTTTAGAACGAATCAACTGCGTCGAGTAGGTGAAAGTTTGTTTACCAGACTCGTGAGCCAAGAAAGCAGATTTAAGCGTCTTACCAAGTAAGGAAACCCACCCTTCACGAGAATCAGGAACGACAAAATCAGCGTCAGGAACATCGCTGCGAGTAGGACACTTAAAATCCACATTGACTGGAGGAATCTTATCAACATTAGCTTTCTGAATATTGTAGCCCACACCTGAGCCAAGCATCAACAAGTCCATTGCCCAAGTGAAAGGCTCTACAGGTTGATCAACAACCTTGAAGGCGCAGTTCTGAAGACTAGCACCGCCAAGTTTATTTACTGTGTCTGTACCAAGCTGCCACAGGAAGCGACCTGCTACAGTGCCTTTCAACTCCATCAAGTATCGCTTCAGTCGTTGCTTCTCATCGTCGTTAAAGCCGACCTTTAACTGTGTGTTAGAAGCGTTAACAACTCGGTTAACTGTATCCTCAAATTCTTCTGTTGCGCTATCTGGGTTATGTTCATCCAACCGGCGAGCATAGGTACGCTTGTATGTTAGGTAGCCGACTGAGCTGAAAGGTGTTGTGTATTCTGTCATTAATAAATTTCCTTAGTTAGTTGTTCTTGCTTCTCTTCAATGTAATCTTCAAAGCGCTCGATGATGTCATCACTGTGGATGTCTAACAGCTCCAGCAGTGTGACTTCATCGACTCGTTGAAGCTTCTCTTTAAGTTCTTCAAACGTCAGATTCATCATCATATGCCTGAATCAGTTTATCCAAATACCACTTAGCCTTCTTCAAGTCCTCAACACCATTCTTGTCCATGAAGCGCATCAAGTATTGCATCATCTGTACGTAGTCAGCTACGAATAACCCACCATAGTCACGATTAACA